CACCCCTCACGGGGTGTGCATGTGCTTGTGCACATTGTTAGGAGAATTACCTCCTAATAGCCTTTTCACATCAGCAGGAGAACAAGGGTCATGACGATAGAACTTAAGGGCGAAACACGTTATGATACGCGTGGATTACCCGAAGGTTTCGATCCTCATAAATTATATGAGTATCGTCGTGATACCCTTGTAAAAGAAGCTTCTGGTCTTGAGTCGTTCTTATACAAGTACATACCTTGGTCGGTCATTAAGTCGTTTGCTTTCGCAATCGACCCAACTGCACCGTTCAAGGTTGCACCTGGTGTAATAACGCCAATGAACCGCGTGAAGATTAGACAAACCGATAGTGTTTTGCACAATCGAGTTGTCATAGTCAATCGCACTCGGTGGTCTACCGCGCACAATCCGAATTTTCATATTTCGGCGTGCTGGGATCCCAACGAGTCCAAGTTCAATGGTAATGAGAACTACGTAAGTGCGATTTCTTCGCAGCCTGCGCAGCCTGATTATCTCAAGGATACGACTAGTAGAACTCGCTTAGTTGGTTCATCTCAAGGCGAACTTGAATATTTCAAGTCGTACAAGAATGCGCCCGCTAGACGGATTACTACTGGTGTAATCAAGGACGACAGTTTAAGGACGTGGCCTGGCCCGAATGATCCCCTTTGCGAATCCTTTGGTGGGATTCAAGATCCGGGTACACACGGTCAGGACTTCACAACCTATACTGTTGCCCCTACAGGAGCTTGGTTGCAAGATTGGGTCTTTTATGAACGACGTGCCAAGGAATTGGATTATTGTTACGCTTTATCGCGTAACAATGCCCTTTCCATGTTCAAGGATTGGTCCCCTTTGAAAAGGGACTATACCTTGTTTCGCAACATCGTTGAGCTCCGTGATTTGCCTCGTAGCGTCACACAATTGCGTGAAACTATGAGTAATTTTCGGAGTCTCTTTGCTTCACTTTCCTCTTCGCCTAAAACCCGAAAGATCGTTTTCGATCTCAAGGCCTCGGCTAAGGATGTTCCGAAGGAGTATTTGTCATACAACTTTGGATGGAAGCAGACTTATAAAGACCTTCTTGACTTGTTGTTTCTCCCAGAGAAGCTAGCAAAGAGAACTTCTTTCGCAATTGCTCGCTCAGGAAAACCAACAACGTTTCGTACGAAGAGAAAGATCTCTTCGGCCGAATCGAACGTCTCGGGCTTCAACTTCGAGCCGTTGCCAGGTGAGTACGAGATCTTTTCACAAGCTCGTATCGAAAGAGAATCTGAGTTGCGCCTTGTTATAAACGCAACTTTTGATTTCCCACCCATCAACGTCCCGTCCTTTCGCGACAAGCATTTTCTTGATCGCGTTGGGGCCATTCCTCGTGTCACGGACATTTATAATCTTGTTCCGTGGACGTGGCTGGTTGATTGGTTTACAGGTCTGGGTAATTATGTCGAAGTTATCGACAATATTAACTCAGACCCTTCGCTAATCAACTGGGGAATGATAACTTGCCATACTAATGGCAAGCTTATCCAAGAATGGCAATCGAAGTCAGATCTGATCAGTCGTACAGCTATGAACTTTGTAAACGTTGCTTATGACCAAGGGGTCACTAAGCACGATTACACGGCTCAGCTGGTTTTCGAGTGTCAAACTCGAAAAGACATGGCTCAGATACTTGATGTGAAAACAACTTCTGATCCAGGAAAACTTAGCCTGTATCAGAAGTCCATACTCGGAGCTCTGCTAGCGCAGCGCAACGGGCATTTTAGGGGTACTTAGTACTCCCCCATTTATTTCACAAGGAGACGTCAATGCTACCCGATCCAGTCACTGTTGCCGCCGCTGCTCCGACCCCCGCCCTCGTCTTTTCAGTAGTGAAAAGCGATGGGTATGGGTCAGAACGCGTGGACACTGGTGGTAATGGCTATGCCATCACCATCAATCATCAGAAGGTGAAAGGAGGCGGCGATCGACACTACGTCCAAATGACGAAGACTGTCAACGCCGTCGACCCTTACTCCGGTCTGACGAAGAAGCAAGTTGCTTCTGTGTCTTTCACTATCGCGCGACCCAGCTTCGGATTTACCGATGCTGATCTTGTCGCACTCGCGAAGGCCCTTACGGACTTCCGTGATGATAGTGAAGTGACAACCGCCAAGTTGATCCAATTCCAGTCCTAGCTTACTCTTCAAGAAGCTAAATCCTTTAGCTTTGGGAGTAAGCAAATGGAAAGAATTGTGTTCGACTGGGTCGTCCCGTTTACTGTTGTGCTAGTCATCTGTGCGTTTCTTATCGCATTAGGTGGCTGCTCAACGACGGATGGGACGTCTAGGTCGCTAGACCTAGCGGTACGGGGCTCATATATCCCCGGATCTGGTGCTTCGACTCGGAATCAGACACCTCAAGGAGGTACTGATGAAAAGTCCGATAGCACTCCTGCGCAACCTACTGGAAGATTTCAGTAGGTTGAACCCTGCTGTGAAAGGCCTCGAGCGTGATCTTGTTACGCTCGAGAAAAGGTTCGAAAACGAGGGCTATGGTTTCCTAGCCATTGCCTTACCTGCCTTAGATGATGCCCTAGTT